AGCGCAATTCTTGGTTCAACGCCGACTTAGGCGATGTGGACAGCCAGATTGCCAAAAAGCTGGACGAGGCTTTGACAAACGAAGGATTTGACCCCTCTGATCCGGGGTACTTCACAGAGCTTGACAAACGCTTGCGCAATTACCTGCCGCATCGTTACAATCAAGATACCGAGAGAAGTGATAGCTCTGGTAAACCGAGAAGGAACATTGTGGGCGACTCAGGACGTGAGTTTTCATCTGGCGGCTCAAACCGCAACACCTTCACCCTGACACGGGAGCAAGTGTCTGCGATGAAGGAAGCGGGTTTTTGGGATGACCCAGAAAAGCGCAGCAAGATGATCAAACGTTACGCAATTGAAGCACGTCAACAAAACTTTAAAGGTTAAGCCATGGAATCACGTCTCAAAAAATCTCTTTCTGCTGGTGGTAGAGAAGCCCGTTCTTCACAGGATGCAGGCCGTGAACCGCCGCAGGAAAAATTCATTTCGTCTAACGAGCGTCGCAAGATGTTTACCGATGAATGGAACCAAAGCGCACTGCCAAGAGCACCCGAAGTACCGGGGTGGCATCTTTGCTGGTTATCAACAACTAATACATACGACACCATTGAAAAGCGGTTTCGTCAAGGGTATGTGCCTGTGAAAACGGACGAACATCCCGGTTACGAAAATTACCGTGTAAAAGCAGGTGAGTACGCTGGATTTATCGCATGTAATGAAATGATCTTATGCAAACTTCCGATGGATGTTTACCAAGACATTATGTTGCACATGCACCATGAAGAACCAATGAACGAAGCCGACAAGGTCCGAGTTCAAGTGGAGCAACTTCAGGGTAGACGCGATAGCTCCGGCAAGTCATTAGGTCAGGTTGAAGGCGAAGGTTTTGGCAATTTTGACCAATCTGTCCCTATGCCAATCTTCCAAGGCTAAGGACACCGAAATAGGAGTAAGACTATGTCTTCTACAAACGCTCCATTCGGCTTGCGTCCCGCATTCCATCCTTCTGGTTTGGATCGTGCTCAGGCGCTTGCCAATGGCATTCAAGCTGTCTCTACGAGCGGCATCAATAACGTTGGTTACGGAACCACCATTCTCAAAGGTCAACCTGTCAAATACAACGCTTCTGGCTGGCTCAACGTAGCCGCCGCAGGCGATGCTTTTGTCGGTGCTTTTGCTGGTGTTGAGTGGACTGACTCTACTGGTCGTCGTCGTGTCTCTAACTACTGGCCTGCAAGCGAAAGCTTCCAGACTGGCTCTGTTGTGGCCTATTTCTATAACGATCCAAACATCGTTTATGAAATCCAGTCCGATGCAACTATTGCTCAAACTGCGCTGAACGCTCAGTATGACTTTAGCAACGCAACGGCTGGCTCGACCACCACTGGTCTGTCTCAAGCAACTCTTGGCGTGTCAACTGGAACCACCACTGCCGTGGCCCAGATGCGTGTCGTAGACATTGCTCCGTACCCCGACAATGCTTGGGGAGATTCTTATGTAATTGTGCGCGTGACGATTTCCAATCATCAGAACGTCGCAACAATTGTTGCTTATTAAGGAGGGAGTGAACCATGGCCGCTCCAATGCGCAGTACCGACTTTCGCAGTATTGTCGAACCCATTCTGAACGAATGCTTTGATGGTGTCTATGACCTTCGTCAAGACGAATGGTCACGAGTTTTCCGCGAGGAAACTGGCATCCCCCGTAACTACCACGAAGAACCCGTCCTGTACGGTTTCGGTGCGGCTCCACAGTTGCCTGACGGCTCTCCTGTGACGTACCAACAAGGTGGTGTCCTGTTCCTGAAACGCTACGTGTACAACGTGTATGGCTTGGCCTTCGCGTTGACCAAAGTGTTGGTGGAAGACGGCGACCACATCCGTATCGGTCAGGTTTATGCACGTCACTTGGCACAGTCTTTGATTGAAACCAAAGAAACTCTGTCGGCTAACGTGTTGAACCGTGCTTTCAACAGCTCCTACCCCGGTGGTGACGGCGTTCAATTGAACTCCGCTTCTCACCCCATCGTGAACGGTACTTTCAGCAACTTGCTGACCACTGCCGCCAACTTGTCTCAGACATCTCTCGAGCAGATGCTGATTCAAATTCGCCAAGCTGTGGACAACAACGGCAAGAAGATTCGTCTGGTTCCCCGCCAATTGGTGGTGGCCCCCGGCAACGAATTGCAAGCCGAAGTTCTGCTGAAGTCTGTGCTGCGTGCAGGCAACGCCAACAACGACATCAACCCAATCAAGTCGATTGGTTTGCTGGACGAGGGCGCTGCAATCATCAGCCGTCTGACTTCTCCTACCGCATGGTGGGTGCAGACCGACGCTCCTGAAGGCATGAAGCTCATGATGCGCCGCAAGCTGGAGAAGACCATGGAAGGCGACTTCGAGACTGACTCTATGCGCTACAAGGCGACAGAGCGTTACGACGTTGGCTTCACTGATCCCCGTGCAATGTACGGTACACCCGGCGTTTAATCATCCGAATGGGGGCTTCGGCCCTCATTCTCTATAGGAGAAAAAACAATGGCACAAACCTACATTGGTTCTACCCTGCGCACAGGTTCGGGCACGTTGACTGACACCACTGACGGCGGCTTCGTCGTTGTGAGCCAGACCACCACCGTGACCACCGCTGCCGCAGGAACTGCGACAAGCGCAACCATCACCATCCCAGCCTCTTCTCAAATCATCGACTTTTTTGTTGATGTGGTTACGAACGAAGTTGTGGGCGGTGGAACCGCTACGACAATCCCAGTCACGATTGGAACGGCTGCTGCTGGAACCCAGTATCTGTCGGCCACTGACGTATTTGCAGGCGGTCGCGCTGCGTTGTCCTTTACGGCAGCACAGTTGACAGCCATGTCCAACGTCGGAACCAGTCAATCTGTGGTTATCACGGCAGATCCCAACGGCACGATCAGCACAACTCAGGCGGTTATTCGCTTGACCGTTGTGTATGCTCAGAAAGTCTAAGGAGGCACATCATGGGTCAATTCAAACCAATGGTGAAGATGGAGACCACTGAGCCTTCAGTTGAACTCAAGCTGAAAACAGGTGGCGCTGTTAAGAAGGCCATGGGCGGCGGCATGACTGGGGATCAAATCCCAGTTTATTCCACTATGCCCGGATCTTTGGGCGCTCCTCGTGGCGGCATGGATATGGCTTCTGCCCCCAAGAAACCATCTATGGCGAAACGCAAGAAAGCCATGATGGGCAAGCCTGCCATCATGAAAGAAGGCGGCGAGTCTAAAGCTGAACACAAAGCCGAAATGAATGCGATTAAGGGCGTTAAGTCCGAGATCAAGTCTCATGCATCAAAACCCGCCAGCAAAGCCCACAAAGGCTTGGCTACAGGCGGCGTGGTGATGGGCAATGCGGGTGGCTTCAAAAAGGGCGGCAAGGTTCAAAATTACGCCTTCGGTGGCGGCGTTCAGACCTCGACCGTGACTTCGGCTCGTCCTGACACCTCTTCTGACGTGACTGGTGGCGTAAAGCTTGGCAACGCTGGCGGCTTCAAAAAAGGCGGCAAGATTGGCAAGTACGCAATGGGCGGCGGCGTAAAAACCTCTGACGTTGTCACTTCTACGGCTGGCGTGACTGGCACGACTACTGGCGGTGTTACCAAAGGCAATGCTGGCGGTTTCAAGAAGGGCGGTGCTGCAAAAAAGTTTGCTGAGGGCGGCTCTGTCCAAAACGACGGAGGCCCTCGAAAAATGCCACAGGGGAATAAACCCCCATCAAAACCTGTGAGTATTTCCAAACTTTCTGGCGCATTCAAAAAAGGCGGCACAGTCAAGAAGATGGCTGGCGGCGGTTCAAGTGATTACGACCCAGTTATTTCTCGTGAGAACGCTCGTATGCAAGCTGAAAAGAATGCAGAGCGTGCTGAGAACGAAGAGATGCGGGAAATGATTCTTGGCGCTCCAAAGCGGCTTCTTGAAGGCGCAAAGCGCATGATCGGGATGGGTCAAAGTTCTGACAAAGAGCCTAAGTCCATCACCAAAACTGAGAAATCGGTGACGGTGACTCCCGGCAAAAAGCGTGGCGGTGCAGTCTGCTAAAACAAGGTAGGGGCTTCGGCCCCTGCTTTTATCTGGAGATTTAGATGTCAACATTGACAAATGTGTTCTCTGCGCACGCTGATGCGACAGGGACAATTTATGCAGGCGCAACGAACCTTGCTGGCTATCAGGCTTTGTCTGGCGGCACTGCTGGTGAAGTTATTTTTCGTGATGGCGGCTCAGGTGGAACTGTTCTTTTGAAGTTCAACATTCCGGCCAACACAAACAACCCGTTTGCCAACATCATTCCCGGCAACGGCATCCGGTTTAACACCAATATTCATGTGACGCTGCCCACCGCTGCGGCAGTGACAATTTTCTGCGGTTAAGCCATGGCAACCACTTTGTCCTCCATCACGCGCCAAGGAGCCTTTGAGCCTTTTGAGCTTCAGGTTTCTCGCGGCCAGATTCAAGGTCACCGAAATGTGACGGTCTTTGGCTTCAATCCTGATGTGGACACAAGTCAGGTTTCCGTCTGGCCTTTGCCGAGCCTGATCACGTTTCCAGTGGCTGCGCTTCAGATGACTGTCAGCTCCACAAGCGCAGACGATACAAGCGCAGGAACTGGTGCTCGGACGGTCGTTGTGGAGGGCTTGGATGCCAACTATAACGAGGTCAGTGAAACCGTGACCCTGAACGGTCAAACGCCCGTGACAATGACCGCATCACTGCTTCGCGTGAACTACGCCTATGTGGGAACAGCAGGCTCTGGGAATGGCGCGGCTGGTGACATCTACATCGGCACAGGAACAGTGACTGCGGGTGTTCCTGCAACCACATACGATGTCATCAAGTTTGACTACAACACGACAATCACAGGCAGCTTCACTGTTCCTGCTGGCTACAAAGCTTATGTTTCTCAGGGATTGTTCTCTGCTGGTCAGGCAGGCGGTTCCAATCAGGTTCAGGGCAGATTGCTGACCAGAGGCACAGACAACATCCGGCGCACCGCCGCAGTCACCAGCATCAACAACGGTGTTGCCGACTACACGTTTGAGTATCCTCTGGCTGTCCCAGAAAAAACCACGCTTGAGGCGACGGCGATTGGAAGCTCCAACAACAACGCCTGCTCGTCCATGTTTATTTTGGTTCTGATCAAAGAGGGTCCGTAATGCCAAGCAAATCACCTTCCCAGCACCGCTTGATGCAAGCTGTTGCGCACAATCCTGCGTTCGCCAAGAAGGTAGGCATCTCTCAAAAGGTCGGCAAAGAGTTTGCAAAGGCCGACGAGGGTAAAAAATTCAAGAATGGTGGTCTTTATGAAAACATTCATGCAAAGCGTGAGCGAATTGCTGAAGGCTCTGGGGAAAAAATGCGGCGAGTTGGCAGCGAAGGTGCGCCAACGGCTAAAGCCTTCCGAGAGTCAGCCAAAACAGTAAGCAAGAAGGAAGGCGGTCCAAGCCTTGCTGTCGGTCGCGGTGAAAAACTCCCGGTCTCTCGTGGTGCTGGCTTGACCGAAAAGGGCCGTGAGAAATACAACCGGGAGACTGGATCGAACCTGAAGGCCCCCCAGCCCCAAGGCGGCAGTCGCAAGGACTCTTTCTGCGCAAGAATGCAGGGCGTGGTTGATCATGCCAAGGGGGATGCGCCAAGGGCCAAGGCATCCCTGCAACGGTGGAAATGCTGACAAGGAAAAACAATGGCGTACTCGGGAACAGTCGGAACAACGGTCATCAATGTCCAAACGTACATCGACCACGGCGCTCGTCGGGCCGGAAAGCTTGCTGAGGAGCTGACATCCGAGCAGCAGATCTCGGCGCGAGAGTCGCTTTACTACTTGCTGTCCAACCTCATCAACATGGGGATTCAATATTGGTGCATCAGCAAGAAGATTTACGGCGTTCAGCCTGACAAAGCGGTTTATGACCTGCCCGTGGGTGGCAACGATGTGTTGCAGGCGTTGTATCGCCGCATGAACCGCCCTACGCCCAACTCTACTGGGGGCTACACAGCATCCTCGGGGGTGGCTGCAAACGCCTTTGACAGCGACATTGATACCAAATGCACCCAGAGCGCCCCAAACGGCAACATTGCTGTCGATTACGGCACTGACAACACGGTCTATGTTGGCTCAATTGGCATCATGCCGGGGGTCACAGGCTCGTTTAACGTGGTCTTTGAGGTGTCTGATGACGGTGTGACGTGGACATCGCTCTACGCCCCCGGCGTGACCGCTTGGGTGGACGGTGAATGGCTCTGGTACGACATTGAAACAGGCGCAAACACCCAGTATTACCGTATGCGCGAGACCGGCGGCAACACTTTGAGTGTGCGAGAACTGTATTTTGGCAACAACGCCACGGAAATCACCATGGCTCGGCTGAACCGGGACGACTACACCAACCTGCCGAACAAAAATTTCACGGCAAACCAGCCGTTTCAGTATTGGTTTGACCGAACCATCCCGCAGGCATCCATTTACCTGTGGCCCGTCCCGTCGGATCCTTTCGTTCAGATGACTGTGTGGTACTCCCGCCAGATCATGGACGTTGGTGCGCTCACAAATGAGCTTGAGATCCCTCAGCGGTGGCAATATGCCATCCAAGCGATGCTGGCGCACCAGATGGCCTTAGAGCTACCCGGCGTGGACATGCAGCGGATCTTGTACTTGGAAGCTCAGGCCGAAAAAGCCTTCAACCTTGCCGAGCAAGAAGAGCGAGATAAGTCGCCTATTTACTTTGCGCCAGCGATAGGGGTATACACAAGATGACATGCTCCGTTTACTGGATTAGAGCCAAAGATCACTCTGACTTCATGTCGCAGGGATATGTTGGCGTTTCTCGTGACGCAAGAAAACGTTGGAAATACGGTCATTTTTGGTCGCAAAAAAACAATTGCCATGACAACGCAAAATTTTCAAATGCTATAGCAAAACATGGTTGGGACAACCTTGTAAAAGAAATTTTGGTGGTTGCCCCTGAAAATTATTGCTACGACCTTGAGACAAAAATCCGAGCTTCTGAAAACATTGGTTGGAACATTGCCATGGGTGGTTGCAAGCCACCAGTTTCAAAGCCTCGTGGCCCGAACTATGTTAGTCCACTCAAAGGTATTGCGCGACCTACACCTTGGCTTATTGGCAAAAAAAAGCCAATGCCGGAGAATTTTGGAAGCCTTGGAGGCAAGGCTGGCAAAGGGCGAAAACAAACTCCTGAGCAAATTGCAAAACGAGTCGTCTCTCGTCGCGCCACTTTGATGGCGCAGGGGAGAACCGTATGAACATCAGCGTTTACACAAGGTGACATCATGCCAAAGTTCCTTGACACCACAGGGATGTCAGATATAGCGATCTTTGTGTGTGACAGGTGCAAAATGAAGCGCCCACATGCCGAGTCTCGCAACGACCCCAACTTTCCCGGCCTCCTTGTCTGTGGGCAAGGCTGCGCAGATGATTTTGATCCTTACCGACTTCCTGCTCGAAAAACGGAGAAAATCACCATAAGATTTCCGAGGCCAGATCTGGCGTTGGACGGTGTTGAAGACCAGTCTCCAGCGTATGGTGGCAAGGTCATTACCCCATAAATTTAAGGACAGAAAATGGCACAGTCAGGCTTTACCCCCATTCAGATTTATTACAGCACCACCCCCGGCAGTGTTCCGTTGGCTGGCGATCTTGCAAACGGTGAGTTGGCGATCAACACCAGCGACGGCATCTTGTACTACAAGGACAGTGGCGGTGTTGTTCAGGTTCTTGCCTCTGGCAGCTCCATTTCTATCTCGTCGGCGGCTGTTGCCACCACAACCAACTTGGCATCTTTGTCTGGCCTGCTTACAGTTGATGGCGTTACGGTGACTGCTGGTCAGCGCGTGCTGGTCAAAAACCAGACCTTGAGCCAGAACAACGGCGTGTATGTTGCCGAAGTCGGAGCATGGACTCGTGCAATTGACTCCAACAGCTCTTCCGAGATTGCAGGGCGGATCATCTCCGTTGCCTCTGGCTCGACAAACGGTGGTGAGCAATGGGCGACTACATTCAAGTCAACTGACACGCTTGGCACAACGGCCATGGCTTGGTTTCAAGTTGCACTGCAAAACACAGCGGTAACGTTCACCGACCTGACAACCACCGGAAACACCATCCTTGGGGATGCTTCCGCCGACACCGTGACGGTCAATGGATCGTCAACATTTAATGCCAGTGCTGTTATTTCTGTAACAGACAACACCAATGCTGCCTTGCGCATTACTCAGCTCGGAACTGGCAATGCTTTCCTTGTTGAAGACAGCGCAAACCCTGATTCAACACCGTTTGTGATTGATGCATCCGGTAGAGTCATTCAGGGCTACACCACCACAATCCTTACAGCCGACGATTACACCGGAGCAAATAGGACGGGGTGGGGGTATCAAGGCAACAACACAACGCCAGCAGGTGCGCTCTTTACGAGTTGGAACACTACTACAACCTCTGGCGCTGGAATCTCTTTGTCAAGGTCAAGAAGCGCCACTGTAGGCACGCAGGGAATTGTTTCTTCTGGTGACTCACTTGGAGGCATCGGCTTTAACGGTGACGATGGCACAAACTTTATTGCTGCTGCCTCTATCACAGCCGTGGTAGACGGCACACCCGGAACAAACGACATGCCGGGTAGGTTGGTGTTCAGCACAACTCCTGATGGTTCTGATACTCCTGTCGAGCGTGCGCGAATTACCAC